AACAGACGCCGTAACTTCTTTATGAACCGCTTTTTTAATTTCCGAATAAATCGCAAGGTCTGTGTTATCGATTGCAAGACGGCACGGACGCGGCGCATCGTCTGTTTGTTCCGGAAGAATAATTGTAAAAGCAGCCGCGATAAACTCTTCACCGCGGGAAGTTACATGCTGATTGTTATCAACAAAGCGCAATACAACGCCGCCTTTAACTTCTATTGTTAATAAGTGTAAAAATACTTTTTCCGTTTCAGGTGCAAGTACTGCTTCTGTTGCTGCTTGAGATAGGCGGCTCATAAGCGCTCCAAAGATAGTGAAATTCCAAACTTGCCGTCAACAGAATTTTCCGTATAATCATCTGTAAAACGAAACTCTCCTGCCTCCAGTGTTTGCGGATCTGTAAAGATAAATCTTAATACACCGTCTGCAAGAGAAACGCGGTAAAACTGCTCCAGTTCATTTCGCTGCGAATCATCAAGCAGCATGCTTCCTGTGTAATTTTTCGTTGACGCTGTGTAACGGCGTCGTGTTTTATTCGGGCCTGCATCCATTCGAGTGCGGATAACGTTAGAATTACGCTTGGCGCTTAATCCGTCCATACGTAAAGTCAATGGCAAAATTTCAGGCCAAACAATATCTGTCATTTAAACCCCCACAGGGCGCGAACCGTAACGTCCGGCCATTGCGCGATCAGCTTTCCCTGATGCAATATGCCTGTTAAAAGCTTCGCCAATAACGATCTCAATATCTTTGCTGCCGTCAGCATTTTCCGTTTCTTTATGACTAACATCTTCGCCGGAATTATTTATTATATTAATTGTTACTTTTGATCCGTTGCCGGAAGCTGCAACGCCCAAATCGCCATTTGACATACGGCGCAGAGGCATTATAGATTCGGGACCCGCTTCGCCCATCACGCCGAGCTTGCCGCCATGACGAAAATATGTAGGTTTGTTAACAATCTGATTTGTAAATGAGCCTCCATGAGCGTATGGAATAACGCCGTTTGTGTTAAATGCATTCCCATGAGCGTTAGCCGACGCCGATTCTCTTTCCCGCTGAATGCTCCCGTTTACAAAACCGCTTATAAGCGCAGATGAACCTGCAGCAGCAATGAAACCAAGGCCAAGCGCCCATTGTCCTTGCGCAATAAGCTGTAACCCGGCTTGTAAGAACATGGTAGGCAATTGGTTTAATATTTGCTGTGACATTTCGGATAACGCTTGCTTTAATCCATCAGAAAATCTTTCACCTTTGCCCAGCGCTTCTCCAAGTGTATTAAAACCGCTAATCAAACTATTTAAACTAATTGATGCAAGCTGCGCTGATATATTACCCAAAGCTTGTGCGGCTTGTTTTTCCATTTCCGGAAATATTCCCAATAGTCTGCTTTCAACATTATCAGCGATAAAATCCTCAAACGTCTGTCCATGTGTTCGCAGTGTTTCTATTAATTCTTCTGCTTGCCTGATTTGTTCTTCAGTAGCATTCGCCGCTGCCATGGTTGCAAGTGCTAAATCATATTGATCTTTTCCAAGGTTTTGCACTTCACGGCTTAGATTTGCAAGAATACTCTCTGCAGATAATCTGTCCATTGTCTGTGAAAGTTCTGCAGCTGCATCTGATTGAGCGCAAAGACCGATCCTTGCAAGCTCTGCTTCATAAGCGAGCTGACGTTCTGATTTTCCAAGGTCATCAATTTTTTTTGTTAAGTCTTCGATAGTTCTGGCAAATTCTTCCTGAACAGCAATTGCCGCCTGCGTTTCCTCGATATTTTTAGCTTCCTCTCCAAGCCGCCGATATTCTTCGATTAGTTTTTGTATTTCCGGCAGCATTAATGTAAAAGGCCGATTTATTTGTTCTGGGTTTATTGATAGAAGCGCGACAAGCGCATTTTGAACATCTGACTGACGGCTTCTTAATATACTTGCAATATCAATTTGCTCTTCCAGCACTTTTGCAATATTTGATTGTGCTGTAAGGGTACGATTAAATCCATCAAGGTATAATTGTGCAGCCCTTTCTCCGCTGTTATTAAAACGCGTTCGGTCTACATTGGTTATTTCTTCAAACCATTCCTGCCATGTCCTTCTTGCATTGGCAAGTCGGTTTGGAATAGCTGCTATCGCTGTTTCAACATTTGAGGTATCAGCTGTTACCGTTATAGGAATTTCAATAATATCTCCAGATAATGTATAACGCATTCCAACAGGTGCCAATGCCCTATTAATTTCTTCCTGCTGTCTTTTTATATTTTCAATAGCTGTATTTCTCATAGCAATAAGATTATTTAATCCATCTCTTGCAGCATCAGCTTCCCAAGATCTGTCTGAATTTACAATCATTTGATATTCTCTTTCGGCAGCAGCCATTATTTGTGCAGTTCTTGTAAATTCTTCCTGTTCTCTTCTTAATCGTTCTATTCGCGGCCTTTCTGCATCAAGTATTCTTTGTCTATTTAATGCTGCTTGTGCAGCAGCAGCTTCTCTTACTGTTGTCGTATTGGCTCTTATAGCACCATTCAATTCAGGATATAATTCAATTAATCTTCTGGTAGTTTGTTCGTCCAAAACTTTTTCTTGATTACCATCTGCATATGTTGAAAGAAGTTGTTTAGATGCCGTATCTGTTTCTCTTATTTTTTTTTGCAAATCATCATAAGCATGTGCTTGTTTGTTTATAATACCTGCAACCACACCGGCAACTGCAATCACGCCGCCAATTGCAAGCATATAAGGATTTGCCATGGCAAGTTTCATGGCGGCGCTAATTCCTTTAATCGCCGCTATCGCAGGACCGGAAACTGCAATAACGCCTCCCATTCCCAGAACAAAACGTTTTGTTCCATCATCCATATCAGCAATGCCATTTAATATGGAACTTGCGCCGTTAAGCATTTCTGTCGCGATCGGCAGCAGTGTTTCACCAAAAGAGGCAAGCGCCTGCTTTGCGTCATCTGTTGCACTCGAAAATTTTTCCAGCACGGTACCGGATAGTTCGTCCATCATTCCTGCAAACTGACCGCCCGGGCCTGTCATGGATCTAAAAGAACGTTCAAGAGCATCAAAGCCTATTTTTCCTTCAGACGCCATCTGTCGAATACTCTCTTCAGACGTTCCCATCACTTTTGCAAGTTCCTTAACAATTGGAATTCCCTGCTGCTGCAAACGTACAAGATCGCGCGATGTCAAATTTCCCATAGCTCTTGCGCGTTCAAAAGAACTTGAAATTTCACCAAACGAAATGCCTGTTCCCGCCGCGACATTACCGAGCATCTCGACTGTCGAGGTTGCATATTCTGTACTGTGTCCCATGTTGACCATCGCTCTTCCGAGATTGAATACTTCATCAACAGATAACCCGGGAGAAGTCCCTAGCCTGCGCCAGTCTTCAAAAACAGCGGACGCCTCTTCTGCGGAGCCAAGCATATTTTTAAGAGAGAGTTTTAGCTTTTCGTTTTCGCCTGCAAACTTTACAGCGGCAATACCTGCGCCGCCAAGAACGCCTGACATAATTAAAGATTTTTTAGATAATGAATCGAGAGCTTCGCCGAGAGATGCGGTTTTCTTTTCGGAATCTTCAACTCCATCGGAGAGTTTTTTAAAGTTTTCTATTGCCCGGGCGACTTCAGCTTCAACAAGTACCCTAAGCTCGTCTGTTACCTGCATTGCGATCCCTTTCCTTTAAAAGTTCAAGTTCCGTATCAAATAATTCTACAAGCTCAACAACCGACGCAGGCTCATATATCCACGCGGGACCGTGCGGCCAGCCGTAAAGTTTTATTTTGCACCATAAGTTATATGCCGCGTAAAAATCAGGGGAGAGGTATTCGTTTATCTCTCCCCTTTTAATAACACGATTTCTTAAAATTAATTTTTCACCTGCATAACATGGATTTAGTTCTTTCTCGTGCCATCCGTCCCAGATTAAATTAAATCCTATTAAGAGATTTTTTTTTGCGTATCAGTAAGGATGTCGGTACACACTTCGGTGCAGATGGCATCCACAAGAGCGCCCATGCCGTAAAAACTTTCCTTCGCAAGCTCCTTGCCGGTTTTAATTTGACGTATCGGTTCTTTTCCGTCAGTATCTTCAATCTCAAGATTCTTTATTTCTCCGACACATCTATTTAAAATATTTTTTGTGTCAAAGTTATATCTGACAACAGGAGTAATTTTATCCGTTATGGACTCATATTCCAAATAAGATATATTACCCCTGTCCTCCGCGACAGGACGAATAATCTCTACAGAAATACGCTCGTTTTCCGGCAGATCAAGGTTGCCGTTTATCTTTGGATAAAACGTATATGTTTTGCGCGAGTTAAACTTCATGCGGCTTCTCCCACTGTCCTGTAATAAATACCGGGGTTATGTGTGCCGTCAATACGATAATTAAAATTGAAAGGACACACGCCTTCAATCGGTTTGTCAGTCTGGAATGACTCGATGACAACAGGGAAATATTCCCAAGCTTCGACTTCGCCGACTTCAAGAGTTTCCCTGCGCGATAACATAAAGTGATGCGTTCCGGTTTTTGCGGGTTCGTAAGTGACATAAGTGCCATCGTCAGTGATAACAGCATTAAACTCGTTTATCAGATAACGCTGTTCGATGCTGTCAACATCAACCTGTCCGTTGATTGTTCCGCTGCGATCCTTAAAGACAGAAGCGACAAACGCTCTCACGCCGCTTTCAACATCATCCTGCGTGGTAACGTCAAACACCTGCCCCTGCGCACTTGCGCTGACATCGGTTGTAAACGAAACCTTGGTAAGAGTCCATAGAATAAGACTGTCCCCTGCAGCCAGAGGCTGATCTTTTTTCGCATAATAAAAATCACCGGCTTTTAACGCGCGGCCTCTTTTTTTATTCGGGTCTCTTTCCGGCAGCCCGCTGTTTTCAGTAGCTCTTGATTGTATTTTGTACCATCCGTCTTTTGGAACTGCAATATCAACGCCTCCGATTATTGCGGCGCCCACTTTGATATCGTACAAAAATCCGTCTTTACCTGTAGTTTTCATAAATACTCCTATGGGCTTTTATGCCCTTATAATTTGCGCCGGATACGCGATTGAAACTTCCCAAGCTTCAACGTAACTCACCGGCATAGATGACTGTTCTTCATCAGGATATATGAAACGACCTTCCTGCCGCCGTACCCAGTGAGCGCTAATTTTATATGATTTTTGATCCAAGTCTTCCCCTTCATAAACCACTAACGGCATATTGTTTTCCGCAAGCGGTAATAATTTACGAGACGCAAGAATCGTATCATTTAACCAAACGCTGTGAGTTCCTTCGCTTTTAAATTCGGCGTAGAATGTAATCCGCTCCCATCCAGACTTTCCAAGTTCGGGATTTTTACGATCAATTCCGGCAAGCTCAATCTTTGAAAAATACAAATCGATGCGCGGCCTGTTTGCCGATGTTTTCTGCGGCATTAAAACGGCGTCTATTCCAAGTGCGCGTATTGTTTCTAAAAGCGCGTTTATAATTTTTTCCATGTTAATTTTTTCCTTTAAGCGAATTTGTTACGCCTTCCTGAATCAGTTTCATAAGATACTGATTGTCTTTTTCGTTGATATATAAAAACGGACGCGCAGGGATTTTAACCGAGCGCGAAATTATAAATAAAATAAATTCCTTGCCTTTCTTTCCGCTTTTCCCTGTACTTTTTTTATAAGCAAAGTAAGCTTTACCGATACTGAAGAATCCGTAACCGTCCGCAGTCATAGCTTTGATAAGTGATCGCGGCGTATGCGCCCCGTAAGAGCGCATCAAAGTTCTTGTTTTCGCGCTTGCCGGAATAAAAAGAGCCTTTGCGTTTTTCGGTGTAATGGTTCCGCCTTCCTGCTGAATACGCGCGTATTTCAAATTAGTGCTGGCATCAGCCCAAAGGTCACCGGAGTGAGGAGCTATGCTTCTCATAAGATCTCCGTTATCGCGTAACGTTTGGCTGCCTTGTTTTACTTCTTGTGTTAATGGAGCGTTAGCAGGTTTTATACCGGAATTAATTTTTCCAAGAGCGCTGCTTTGTAAATACATCGCCGCTTTTTTCATTGTCGGAGCGAGACCGCTTGCGATTCTTTTCGCGTAATCGGGCGGTCTCTTTATTACCTTAACCCCCATAACGCGGTAGCTCCGGCACAGCAATCGCTCCGGACGCGGGGCCAAGTCCGTCATCGTGTTTTGTCGCGATACTTCCAAAATACGTCTCGATCAGATCCGCCGCGTCCTGTTCATTCGCTTTCGCGCGGCTTTCGTTCCCAATGTAAGAAAATAATTCGTAAATCGCGCGTTTCAATACGATGGTTTTTATAACCTCGTCTGATTCGTCATAAGTTTTTCCTGTGGTCGCTACCTTACCGTATACCCAGATAACAGCTTTATGAATTGCTCGTTCTTTTACTTCATCATCAGCGTAGGACGCTGTGCGAAGGTCATCGGGATTCAATTCATTTTTTAGGTCATCTATTGTTATAATTGTTTCAGGTATACCCACTTTCAAAACTCCTTAAAAAATACCGCCTGACGTTTGCCAGGCGGTATTCGGTTTACGCTGTCTGGAACTTCCCGAACACGATTCCCTTGCGGTTAATCAATGGGAAAGGTTTGCTCTTTACATAGAGATCCTCGCCTCTCTGATCCGATCGCACTTTGGTGAACGCGTAGAACGGCACAGCCTGATTCATGACGACATCGTCAAGGCGCAGGTACGGAAGTTTTTGACCTGCGCTTGTCGCGCGCGCCATGATTTCCAAAGGCTCAAGCATGTGCTTGGTTGTTTTTGCGCCTGTGTTGTCGATATCGATCCATGTGTCGTTATCCATGAGGATTTCGAAACCTGCGATATTTACTTTTCCAACGCCTACAGATACAGGGAACGCTTTTTGATTCGCCGCAGCTGTCACGATTGCCTGGAACACGTCAAGCGAAGCGATGAACTCAATTGGACCGCCGACACCCTGATCGCGAATCGCAGTTGTCAGCTGATTAAGATAGATGATAAGGTTTGCGATTGTCAAACCTGCAAGATTGCTCCCAAAAGTCAATCCTGTTATATCACCGTAATCAACAACATAGCGGCTCATTGCGGTTCCTGCCTGCATCATGTAGTCGATGCCTCCGCGATGCGCCTGTGCGCATAATGCTCTGGTTGTAGTGCGCACTACGCGCAGATGATTCGCGATTCTTTCGTCAATCATCTGCTGCTTACCCTGATCGGTCGCTCTTTCGTAATTGTCAACTTCCACTGCCGTGAAAATATCGTCAATTTCGATAGGCATGGGTTCGATCACCTTTGCCGACATTCCGGTTTCGGGTCTTACACCTAACGCGCCGCGCATTATAACGGGTACGTTACCGTATTCCGCTTCAAGTTCCGCTACGGCAATGTGCGTGGAATTCTTAAGCGGCCTGTTTGTAAAATAGTTCATCGCGTTAGATTCTTCGGGCGCGTTCGCGGCGATGATTCGCTCAACGTCCTGCGGTTTAATCATTATAGGCATCGATTACCCCTTTTTCGCGTTAGCAAAAAGCTGAAGCGGATAAATTCCGGCTGCCCGTAATTTATTTGCAAACGCCAATGTCGCCGCGACAGGCGCCGCGCCGCTTGCGTCAACAAGACGACTGAATACAACCGTGCCGTGCCAGCAGACAAGAACTTCGGCGTTTTTTCCGTCGGAGTCCTGCGCGAGAACAGCGACAGGATTGTCAGCTGGAGCCGCCGGAATAAGCGCTTCGCCTGCGGCGTTCAATTTCAAGATAGTACCTGCCTTAAACGTTTTTGTTTTATTCTCGAGCAAGGCGGTATCGATAACCGCAGGATGCCCGGGATGAATTACTTCGCTTGTGTTTTTTACGTCAACTTTTTCGTAAGCAACCATTTAATCCCCCTTACATTTTTTTTGCGGCGGCGCTCCAGTCAACAGTGTCACCATTTTCTGTTTTGTCGCCGTAATTGTAATTCGACGCTCCGGTTTTTACCGGTGATGGCCAACCTTGGAGAATTTCTCCAAGAAGCCATAACGCATCCCGTTTTTCGGTTTTACCGTTGTCGGAAAAATCGAAGGCGCCATTCGCCTCAATGTGTCCTGCGAGAACCTTCGCCTTCGCGGCAATACCTGCCGGAAGTTTTTCAGCGACGTTCTTCGCAAACCCTTCAAGCCTTTCCTGACGGCGACCTGCTTTAAGCTCGTTGAGCTCGTTTCGCACGTCCGCGAAGTCTTTACCGTTAGCTGAAGCATCAGATGCAGCTCCGTCCTGTTTCGCGTCCGCTGCCGGAGTCGTTGCACCCTGTGCGGCATTTTGCACCGCCGCTGGTTCAGCCGCTTTCTGATTCGCCTGTTCAGTCAGAGCTTTGTTCTGCGCTTCGAGTTCGGTGATCTTCGCTTCCTTCTCGGCTAAGGCTTTTTTTTCCTCGTCTGTCATCATTGTATCTTTACCCTCCTCTTCAGGGATTTTCCCTGAAAATTGATACCTGTTTTTCGCGGCATCTTCGCTGAAGTCAACCGCTACCTGCGCAAGCTCTTCGAGTCCCGGAATTTTCGGCGGTACTGCGCCAAGAATTGCAAGATGATGAAGCACGCGCTTTCCATCCTGCGATCTTCTTGGCATCGATATTGACCAGCCGTCGTAATAACCGCCCTCATAGAGCATGTCGCCTATATCGCTAAATATAACGGGACCTATAATTGAGTTGCCGTCTGTGGAAGGCCAGCAGTCGATTACATCCCCAAACTTGGGAGCGCGATCCGTAACATCATGCCCGACAATTACAGGTCTCTTGCCTGCAAAAGTTTCTGCTAACTCGGCGATGTCCTTTTTTGTGATTTCACTTCCGTCCAAGCCCCACTTGCCGACACGGGCAAGTTCAAGCGTTCTGATTTTTCTTTGCGGCATTAGGATACCTCCTTAAATAATTCTTCTTGTTTTGTCTTTATGGCACCCTCAATACGCTTACAGGCAATGTCGAAATATTCAGCTTTCATTTCCGAGCCGATATATTTTCTGCCTGTATTTATGCAGGCGACGCCGAAACTGCCGCTTCCCATAAACGGATCGTAGATCGTATCGCCTTCGTTAGATATTAAAGCAAGGATTCTTTCCGCAAGCCTTACTGGTTTTTCTGTTGGGTGTTGTAATTTATAGTGATCGTTTTTTAATTTAATTAGAGATTTTTCTCTCATTCCGCTATTTATCATTCGTAAGGTTCTAATCTCTCTTGCTTCTTGTGGCATATCTTTTCTAACAACTATTCCAGTACCACCCGTTTGTCCTGAAAAATGAATTACAGAGCGTTCATTCATACCGTTAAAAATACTATTAATAGTTGCGACCGCCCTGTCAGGGTTTTTAATTCCTACTTGCTGTGATATACAATGTTTATCTGTGCGATCATTCTGGTATAATTGACCACCTTGTAAAAAATCAATAATGATGTTTAGTCCAGCTTCGGTATTGACTGCGCTGTTTATCCGCTTAATGTCATTTTCAATACTGTCTAAATCGTGCTGTTTTTGCTCAATGTATGGCACTTTGGAGCGTCTTATTTTTCCTGTCCTTTTTGTATGAACAGAAATAGTTTCATGAACTCTTGATAAAGCTATACACGGCGCCGTCGTATATCGCTTATCCCAAACAATCTCCTCTTTGAAAACAAACCCTAAATCCGCAAGGCGTGTATTCCACCTGTAGAAAGACGTACCCCTGCCGAACAAAACAATAAAGCCGTTGTCAGGCAGCATTCTTTTCGCTTGTTCAAACAGCAATTGTTCGTCAAACTCTTTATCGAAGTCATGGGTTTTAATGTAGAGATACGGGGGATCAGTCAGGATATGATCGGCTTGCACATTGCAGATGGTTTCTTCCATTGTGGCATTGTAAAGAGTGCAATTCCCAATTATTTTCTTCCGCAGTTTCATGTCACGATTCCCCTCGCGCCTACCCGTTATTAAACGGGCAGGCATATTCGTTGTTTACGTGTAACTTCCAAACATGTAACACTGGTTCAATACGCCGGGCTTTCCCACGTCTACCCAATATTCATGAGGGTAGCGAATTTTATTCCAGCCTACTTTTTCCAATTCCGTCTTATAACTTGCTACACCAATAACTTCTGCCGCACCGTAATGCGACAAAGTAATTGATACCGTTTCCGGGTAAACAGTGCCGATAACGGCAATGGTTTCGGAAATTGATGCCTCAAGGGTATTCCCCTCAAGAAGGCATCCGCCATCATCAGCCGCTGTAAAAGCGACCAAGGCGAATGCCATTACAAATAAGAAAATCAATTTTTTCATGATTATCTCCTTGCAGGAAATTATTATTCCTACAAGGGGCTTTGAGCCGTTTCTGGCAAGAGGTACGGATTTATAAAACAGCCCGTAAACGCGTCGATTTTGGGTAAAACGTAAAATGAGACGGTTATTTAATTAGAGGGTGTTGAATACCGTTGAATTTTCAAGTCTGGAGGGTCTTAGAAGGGAAGGCTGTGGGGTAGAATTTGGCTAAGCTGACACTTTCAACATATTTTCCGCTTCTTGCATGTGGGCTTCTACCGCTTCAGGGTATTTTTCCTTCAACGCTTCCAGAAGCAGAGTGCTTCCATACTTTGGGTCAATCGCTATCGAAAGCGCTACAACAAAAGGATATCTTGCACCTCCGCAAAACCCACCTTTTCTTATATGGTAGGGAGGAAACATTCTGTTAGTTATAAAATCATCAATGTCTTCTTTATTCCAAATCATATACGCCCCTGTGTAAATATATAGCCATATTTATACGCATTTTCTTTTAACCATTCGTTTATAAGTTCGAATTCTACTTTCATTAACATGGATCTACCTCCATTTCTAAAATCTTCAGGCGAATATTCCTTTCTGGCGCGATCCCATACCATGTCCATCAATCTCTTATCATTCTGATCAAGCCCTGCCTCTCTCATGGCATCTGCAAGATTTTTATCAAGATGATCGGTACCTATTTTTTCCAGCTGAACATAATACCCGTCACGAGTAACCGCGCGCAGCCTGAATAAATCGTCTTTAATAAGTGTATCGATATCACCTTCTGTTACAGTAAATGTCGTACCTGCTTTGGAGTGGATATATGTAGGATGATTATGGGTGACAATATTATTTTTCGCATGTTGCGCGGGTACACCAACTTCATGATCTCCTCCAACTGCTTTGTAAACAATCCTTCCATCAGGACTAATGACCACAGCCTCCTCGTGTTCTTTAAACATTATTGAAGACTCCGCCTCCTTTAATGTTTCGGCAATCTTTTCTTCATCAATTATAATTCCATTTGTCTCATCCGGCAAGTTATTAACAAGATTATTTTCGTTTTCTGATTCTTGCTCGATCAGCTTTTCCTTCGCCTGTTCAAATTCATTTGTAAGCCCGTACTCCTGCGCCCTGTCCCGCATCGCGTCGGTAAGATCCCACCATGAGTCAGATTTTTCTATCGGATATTTTCCGAAACCCTCGGCAGGTTTATAATCAGGATTGCTCTTGGAATAAAACTTTTCTTCGCCGCCTGCGTCGTCAATTTCCGACTGGTCATAAATGGCGCGCACTGTTGTCCTGCAGTTAAAATGAAAAGGCGGCCACATTGTGTCCCAAACAGGATCGTCGTAAGGGCGGCGAAACGGCGGCGATGTTAAAGAGTGGCAGGTTTCGGTTTGCCTGTCATCGTCAATGCCGATTAGTTCAAGGGCGATTGGCGGCACTTCCTCAAAGCCGATGGCGCGTCCCACGTTGTAAGCGGTTGATGTGTTTGTGCGGTAAACAGTTTCATAATACCAGCCTGCGCCCTTGCCCATTCCAGCCGCGTCAGCGAGCTGTCCTTCAGTCATTTGTAAAAATTCACTCATACCTGTGCCTTGCTCCATCGCGTTAGTCAACATCGATTGAATATGGCGCACAGCGTCGCCGTCGGCGAGGCGGCTTACAGTAAACGCGCGGTAGCGCATTTTATCAGATAACGCGTAATAGGTTTCACGGTCTACAGGCAGACGCTTACTCATGTACGCGACAGCTTCCTCATAAGGCAAAAATTCTTCAGGCAAGGGTTCTGCAAAATTATTTTGGTTTATTTCAAGCGTCATTCCAAGCAATAACGCTCTTGTAAATACTTCAGCCGTTTCTGTCATAACATCAAAATCGGGAGGCAGCACATAATTTGAATTAAGAAAAGAAGGATCAGAGGCAGCCATCATAACGTATTCTTTTAAACGCTTTCCAAAACTCCGCGCGATTGCAGGGCGGTAAAGGTTTTCTAAGATGTCAAGTTTTCGCGCGTTTCTTCGCGCATATATGCGAGCTTGACTTAACCGTGATTTTTGGTCCGCAAAAAAAAACTGTCTTTATTCTGATCGCTGAACATCATGCCGCCTGACGGTTTCACAAACGAATCGGCTGTACTCTCCGGGCGCGGCAGATGAACCTTGTCATAAAGCGCGTTAAGAGAGACCGGGATATTTCTGTCTATCGCGTCACGGATTATTTCCCAATCCGCGAAGTCCGTTGAATCGATGTCGAATATAGGAGCTGTTGCACCCGGGAAATTAACTGCGACAAAATAATCGAAGAGCTTCTGTATCGATTGCTGCATTAAATAAGCGTCATGAATGGTAGTTGATTTATATGTTTCTGAATGTAAAAGCCCTTGGCTCTTTGTACCAAACTCTGCTTGGCTTGTCATTAAAGACTGCGCAGTGATGCCGTAAGAAATTTCTTCATTACATACGCGAATGATTGTTTCAAAATCTTTAATCGCGCCGTCAACGACTTGTATTTCTTTGATGTTTGCAAATGCGCCTGATGATCCGCTTTTCATGTTACGAAGAATAGTTGTTAAATCTTCGGCTCTTTTTCTTGCGTCCTCTGCGTTCTTTGTTTCAAATATCGCAAGAATCGAAGGAACGCCTAATCTCTCCGCAGCCTGCATCCAGAATCTGAATCCAAGCTGTTTGAATTTCCATGCCCAATAACAACTGCGAAGCGCAGGCGTACCCCAAAGGTTTCCATCGCCTTTATCGTTTCTATGTATGATAAACTTATTAGGCTCGTCAAGCGGTTTATTCAAAGCGGAAAGATACGGTGTTCCATAACTGCCGCCATGAGGAAAGTTAATCGCGGTTCTTGGAAACGGAATAAAATCAACAGGAACATAAAAACCGTCAATAAAATCCCAGACAATTTCGCACAGAGCTATTCCATACGGAATGGCATTCAATAAAATCGTGTTGAGTTTATAAGTTAAATTAAACGTAATGTATTTGCGGCACGCTTCATCTATTAAATTATTACCGCTGTCGGTTTGCGAGCCGTACATCTGCTGAACGCGATCCTTTCTGTTTTCAATCAAAGATTCGATTTTCGGGTCATTCATCATCTTTGTAAAAACTTCCTGGCTTTCTCCAACAGAATTAAGCCAGCTGTTCGTATCGTCCATGTAGCCGATAATCGTGCGCATAGATGAGGAGAGATCAATAATTTGTGTCGTCAATTCCTGCGCAGGCTGCGCGGCTTTTTTATTTCTGCTCATTATCAATACCCATAAAACATCGTATCGCAGAAAGAATCAGTCGAAGCGATTACAGGAGGAGCGTTGCCGCTTCCTTCTTCCCACGCATACAGACACATCGCAGCGGCTACAGCACCATCACCGTGACGTTTGTTTTTTGTGCCGTCACGGTCTGCTTTTTCTTCGCGCGGCACAACTGGCTGTCCGTCTTTTAATATAATTATTCCAAAGTCGGAAAGAATGAATTGATCATCAGGTAACGGAAAATCGCGATCTTCCAAGCTGCTTTTTAATTTTTGCAAATTCTCCGCGTACCATGCACGGGTTATCATCACCATTTCCGCGCCGCATGGGAGCCGCTGCGCCGCGACTTCCGCGAGAGCCTGACCGTTACCTCTGGAATCAATCGCGGCGTTCCCTAAATTACAATTCTGACTGATCAGCCAAAGGATTTGCCACTGCTGATCATAAGGCACGTTATTAAGTTCGATAATGATTCTACCTTCCAAACTTTGCCTATTCCGCTCTTCGCCGATCCAAATAACGGAAAGATTTCCGCTTCGCGCGAAATCCTGCCCTAAAAAGCACGTCCCTTTAATTTTTTGCAAGATAGGTTTAACTTCCGTATTGAACCAATCATCGATTTCTTTTTTGCGTGTAGCAGGATCAACCCACATGAAACTGTCGTCACAGTCGAGTCTTACTATAGGCAGTTTGTCCGGGGCTACCGCGCAAACGGCGAGCATTCCGTAGGGGAAATATTTCGAGCCGCTTCGCGAAGGTATAACGTCAAGCTCTTCCTCGGCATTGGATTTATAAATGTCTCTAATGTCTTTAACAAATTCTTTTTCACCTTTCGCGGACCATTTCTTTTCGTTCTTTAAACAGATACGTTTGTATAATCCCTGCTGGACAGCGTCATTGAATGTTGTGCGGTGAACGCTCCACTTGTTTTCTTTGCCGTCGCGGATGCTTTTCAGAAAAAGGCAGAACGGGCTGTCGTCTCCGTTATGTGTTGATATAATAGAAAACGAGCCAGCCCAAATAAGAAGGGCGAGCGCCGCTTTTTTAATTTCGTCAAACTCGTCAGTAAATGCGGCTTCATCCAGAACGATGCGTCCTTTTTTACTTCTTATCGCGTAAGCTACGCCGGGCATTCCAACGCATTCGCAGCCGTTTGAAAACTTGATGCGGTAAACAGTAAAAAAGCGATCGTTTTCTTCAATGATTTCTTCTTCAAGTTCGCCGGCCGCGACATTAACAATTTCAGCCCAGAATTTGCAATCAAGAATGAACTGCCGGGTCATGTCCTTGTTATATGAAAGATAATATGTATTCTGCCCTTTAGATCCTTGCGTTTGCAAAACAGAGTTGAGAGCCTCCGCGTATGAAGCTCCAATACGACGGCTTTTTTCCCATATTTTAAGAGGGCTGTTATCCTCAAGCCATTTTTTTTGGAAAGGCAGCAGCAGTTCTTCTTTCGTCAGTTTTACATTTACTGAAGAACTCATTTATTAAGACCAAACACTTCAGCTTTTATAAAAGCCAGTTTTTCATCGGAGATGCCAAGTTTCTTTTGAACTTTTTCAAGTTTGTCTCCTGCATCTAAAAGACCTTGCTTGCGGCCGCGCTCAAAGTTCAATTCCACGTTAGCGGCAAGACCGATTGCGCGTGACACTCTTGTAAGAAGCGTGATTTTCTTTTCAGTATCCATTTCCTGGAGATCTTCAATTCCGATCTCCGATATTTCTTCAAGAAGTTTCATCGAAGCGATTTGCAAGCCTGCATCCGCAATGTTCAATCTTGGCGTTTTATTTGTGGCTGCTATTAACGTTTCTGCCCATTGCTGTTTTTCTCTTAATTCTGCAAGACGTTTCGCGTGATTTTTTAATGTGCGGCCAACTCCTCCCTTGCTTACTTTAAAACCTTGTTTGGTGAGTTCTTCAGCAATATCTTTCTGCCTCTTCCCCTGATTGATGTACATGCTGACAATTTTATCAACAAGGCCCTGCAATTCTATTTTACTCCTCTGCGGCACGTCTCCCTCCTTTTAACGATGTAACGGTCTCCTTAATAAAATCTATTTTTGCCTCGACCGCTCCCAAATGACGGGCAATATTAATCTGGATGTTTTTTGTCTCTCCCTTCAATTCGGAAATATCCTGTTCGTTTTTGTCGACTTTCTTTTCTATCCTGTTTATTTGTTCCTCTTGTTTGCCTCTGTTATGACCAAATTTTACCCACACTGTGACAAAGCCGATCAGGCTCATTGCAATTCCAAGCAGTGATATTATTATGTATTTTACTTCGCTAATCCCCAAATCAATCCTCCTATTAAAATTACTCCCGCGCTAATCCATCCCGATACCGCTATCCGCTTCCATTTTTTCGTTTCGTTTTTCTGCAGCGTCCATGATTCCCATAATGCGCTGTACTCCGTCCGCAAGTGAGCCAACTCCGTTGAGAGCTCTGACATTTGCGTCTGCGATATCTCCAGCGATGCCTGCGCTGATTCCAGCATCATCAATACTGATTCTAATCTCTCCTGAAGCCTCTCTGACATTTCCAGCAGCATTCCTGATCTCATTTGCTGTGCGTTCAATTCGCCGCGTAGCCTCATCGTATCCGCTGACATCCGCTGCAGTTCCTGCCTGATTGCCTGCAACTCTGATTCTGTCAAAAAAATATCCCCAGCTGAAACCGAGACAGAACAATGACACACCAATAGCAATAATGAGAAAAATCTTTTTAACATTACTATTCATCTCCCATTCCTTCTAATTAATTTAGCGTGAATTTACTTCTTCGCTGTTTTCATGGTTATACATGTCGTTATTCCAGAATTTTCCCTTAACGCCGTTATTAACAACCTGTATGGCAAAATATCCTGTTATTAACGTAACAACCGCTGTCAAATATTGAGCCGCAGGGTAATCGGGATTCAAAAAATTAACAACTCCAAATATGCATATAACAATAAGCCCTATTATCAGCGCTTTTCCCTTACCCATTACTACCTCTCAAACCTCTTTATAATATGCGCCCACTTTTTTGACGCGTTTAACGGTTTCATGATCCTGTTAAAATCAGGCAGGTATATTTTTACACCCTTGCCGTTATAATCTTTGTAATCCGTTTTGTGATTTCCCCAAGGATCGTCAATGATGAAATAAAAACCGTCCTTGTCTTCGCCGAAGCCGACAGCGGCAACGATGTGATGAAGCGGTTTGCCGTTCTGCGAAAATTGTCCGGAAACAACGGCAGCTCCGCCTGCTTTAATAGCCGCGATAATTTCTTCTACGCTTACATCGGTGCGGAATGTAACCGTGGCAGGATCGAATCCGAAAGTTTTTAAGAATCTTCCAGCCCCGTAAGCGAGCACGGCATGCCACTGGTTTGGCGGAGTCTCTTTCTTCGGATCGATTTGCTCCCACCGCTTCAATGTCGCGGGATCGGAATATATAAAACGCATCAGCGCGTCTTCGGGCTGTTCGCCTTTTGGCGCAAATGTATCTACAGGCCAGCCTGCGGCGCACAGTGCAATTATCATCGACGTTACGTTACACGCTGAAGCCGGTTTTTCTTTATTGTCACGCTGGCTGCGGAAAGGTTTTCCTTTACCGTTATCAATTTCGATTTTCTTAA